GATTGCATCGGTGCTTGTAATAGGCATATACATACCCATCAGAGCTGAGTTCCTTCTGATATCGCTTGACTTGCAGCCCATTACCCATGTATTGATGTCGTAGAAAGGATTTACGTATACTTCGAACTGATCAAGAGTACCAAGCTTGTAAGGACCTACTTCGTCGCCTACTGTAGCTGCGTTGAAGCCGTTGATCATCTGAATGTAAGAAGCTACGTTAGTACCAACTACAAGTCTGTTAGGTCTAGCAAGGTTGGTTGCGTTGTAAACAGCTGCAGCTGCCTGATTGAGCTTTAACTTGAACATGTTGAGGTAATCTGAAGGAACAACTGCGCCTGAAAGTACAGGAGATGCATCCCAGTTAAACTGAGGAGCATACTGAGCTTTCTTTGCAAGTTCTGATAAGCAGTAGCTGTTGATTTCGGCTGTGATTTCTGAAATAGCTGCTTCCTTAGCCATCTCACCGATGTTTCCGCCGTACTCCTGCTGAGCAGCGAATGCTGAATAAACACTCCAGTAGCAAGCAAGCTCGTGAGCTGTAGCGATGAGGTTGATTTCATCGAGCTGTAAGTAACCCTTGCCCATCTTTGCACCGTAGTTGCCATCAGCGTCGGGACCTACTGTCTCGTTGTCGTACTGATATGTTGCTGAAATGGTTCCGGTTACGCCTGCGATTGAGCCGTCTGCATAATTGATTGTACCTGCTGAAGCGCCCTGTGCATCAACGAGGTTACCAGCGCCGTCGTCAATAAGTTTTGTAACTGTGCCAGATCCGTCATCTACAGAAACGGTAACTGTTCCGGGAAGTACAGGAACATATGCAAGAGTAGAAGCTGCAACAGCCTCATTCTTTATGATTCTGCTTGTGAAGTTCGGATCCATGCCCTGACGATTTACGAAAGGACTAGAAAGGATTGTTCCCTTAGCGGTCTCACCCTTGGTGTTCTCAGCGATAAACTTGAAGTAAGGGATAAGCTGCTGACGAGAATTCATCGATACAGAACCAACGATATCTTCGATGATTAACTTCTGTGTGAACAGAGGAAGTAATTCAAGGAAGGCAGGCTTAGCTGCGATGTTAGAAGTGTTTGTTGCTGCATTGATGTTTCTTCTGATGTTTGCATTTAACTGACGAGCAAACATTGCCTGAGAAGCTGTAATATTGGTCTTTCTAACTGCAGGAGCGATAGGCCTAGCCTGACGTCTAACAGCACCAGCGGTAATGTTAGTACCAGCATTAATAGTGCGTGTAGGAGCAGCTGCGGTTGAAGGACGCTTTGTAGTCTTTCTTATCATGGTTTTATACTCCTTTATATTCATTTTTTATTTTATAGTGTAACAAGATCAGCTGAATACTGAGTATCATCGTCGAAGTCGCCCTCGCCTTGAATGTACTCGTCTTCCTCTTCCTCAATACCTTCAGTATAATAACTAGGTTTTGCAGGAATATTAGCTGTCGATGTGCCTGCCTGAATCATCTGCTTGAGCTCATCTACTGATGTGCTTGCGGTTACAGGCAAACCTGTGAGATAAACACCAAGTGCATTTGCATACAAGTTAGCGTATGCTTGCTGATAGTTGGATACCATCTCTTCAGCGGCTTCTACTCTAGAAAGCAATTCCTTATTGGTATCATCCAAGTTTGATGCGTTAATCTTAAGCTGTTGCGACGCGGTGACAGTTTCATCGAGCTGCTTCTTAAGTTTTTCTATTTCGGAATCCTTCTGAGAGATAGCTCTACTACTTGATTCTATCTTATGTTGATATTTAAGGTTAAGATCTTCGGCAGCTTTTATGCCTTCTAGATCACCTCTACGTTTTTCAGTAAGAGCTTGTAGCTTCTTCTCTAATTCTGTCTTCGCAACTATTGCATTCTGGCACTTCTCATCAGCTGTCCTTGCATTCTGACGAGCTGTTGCAAGACTTGCTCTTACATCTGCTAACTTAGAATTAGCAGACTTCACCATATTTCTTGAAGTAGCAATCTGATTAGCAGTGATTCTTTCTAGATTAGTCTGATGCTGCTTAAGTGATGAGCATTCTATAACTAAATCGTTCTTAGCAACTTGACAAGTTGCAAGTTCGCTTTCCAGATTTCTAACTCTATCCATTGCGGCAAGATACAGCTGAGTCATAGCTTCAAGTTTCTGTGCTGCTACTTCTGCTTCTACTGCAGGGTCGCATACAAGTTCAGCAACTTCATCAAGAGGTTCAGTTGTAAGTTCTGCAATTCTTTCTTCTACTTTGTTGAACTCATCGGAGCCATCGGGTAACTGCTCCTTAATAACTTCAAGAGCTTCGCAACTAGTAATGTCTTTTAAGTTTGCATCGATAGAAGCACAAATCTTCTTGTACTTAGCTTGCTTTGCAGTATCTGTTGAAGCTGCGATCTCTTTGAATTCAGGTATGCAATCATCATATGCAGGGAAAGTAACTAAATCAAATCCCCTGAATATGAACTGGTCAGGGTCTACTTCACCGTTGTTATCTACATCACCGACACCTCTGATGGATATGCCGAATTTAACTCCTACATCTGTAAATGCTTTAACAACACGGCCGACGGGTGTGTCAACAAGATCAAACGTACCGAATACCTCATTGTTAGAATCCATTTTGCAATCTGTCATGACGATGCAAGCATGCTCAAACTCTTGGCAATCACTATCTGCGGGGTGTCCCAAAAAACCTATATAATGACGGTTCTGCATAGCTCGTTTGTATTCGTCAGATGCAAATAACTTCTTGAACACCTGAGGTCCTAAGTGCATATCATTGTTGTTGAACACATTTGCGTCACAACACTTACCCTCAAATCTGCCGATAACGGATGCAGGCTTACTTTCAGATGTATCTGCGGCCTTAATCTGTGTTATCTTTTCTTTAGCCATTTATCATTCCTCCTTAGCTGCCAATCAATGCGTTCTTAGTCATGCGAACAAGACCGCCGATGGCAAGAGTTTTTATTATTTCTTTAAGTAATCCGCCTTCAACAGCTTCTCCTTCAGGAACTGACTGATCTTCAACTGTAACTTCTTCTGCCTCCGCATAGCCTTCTTCGTTGATTTCGTCAATCGTATCAACAACTTCCGGATCAACTTCTGAAAGTTCTGTGCCAGGCTGAAGTGTATACTTATTCTCGCCAATGCTTACTTCGATAGAAGTTCCATTGTCCTCTACCTGAATGTTTTTGTCCTTAAGTTCGTCTATCTGCGATAAGAACGCAAATAAAGCTGAAGGAGTTAGAATTAAGGTTTCTTCCATTTTTCGTGCCTCCTATATAAATATATGCCATTTCATATATCCTTCTTGAGGATATATTGCTCCAATTCCACCAAGCTCATCAATGCTACCAAGCTGTATCTTCCAGATAACTTGAACAATCTGGTTAATTCCTACGCGAAGTATATTTCGTTTAAGCAATCTCCTATTTGCTTCGTCAGACATGTCCCAATTTTCTATGTCCGGAGGGCATATACGATACCCTGCAAGTAAGCCGTTATTGCCTGTACCTTTCCAGGTAGGAGTTGACCATAGACCTACTTCAGAAATGAATATGTAGTCCTTTCCTGGCTCTCTAAATTGAGCCAACGCGCCTGTCGAAATCATTGCGCTGAACACAACGTCAATTGTTTTAGGATACTCAGCTCTGCTCTCTGGTAATGTTTGTCTATATGTTATACTTGATCTAGGAAATCTATTTGAAATCAATTCGCACCCTATTGTTTGGCTGCTTTCTCTGTCTGCGAATATAGGCCCAAGTCCAGGATACTTCCTACCATTCATGAGAGATTCGTCATACCCATCGGAACCAAAACCAGGACACTGAAGGAGATAATCTCTCATTCGTTCTTCTTCTGTAGGAGCGTCTGTATCGCCAACACCCGTAGGTAAGCCCTCTTCGTCTTCGTCCTGACTACTGAGCCCCATTGTACCTAATGAAATATACTGAGGTATCCAGTTACTAAGCAGCTCTCCTGAACCAGTTGTACTTCCTCCTAAAAGAAACTGACCGATACCTGTAAGAAGCGTATTTGTAGCGGCGTTGTGGCCTACATGCTGCGATACAACTTTACCCGAAGGTTCGTCAATTACGCGAAGGCAGACGTTATGGTTCGTTCCTAAACTTTTACTAATTTCTAAAGGTCCTTGCATTAGTTCTGCTCCTTTCACGGGATTTCGCATGTAGTTGATTCTTCGTCATGTGTATATGTAGTTGTTGTTCTATATGAATGAATTCCATCCCATACACCTAGTACAACTGACTGTTTATAAGGAACGCCGTGCTCGTCTCTAGGCGAAAAAGGATAATCTACATCAGGGTCGAACACAGGATCATCGTCAATCCGTCTATGTAGATCTGGATTGGTATAACCGAATTCAGGAACGTTCATTATCAACTCAACTCCTGAATCTGTAGCCAATACTGACCCATTATCTGCTGCAAGGCAATATGTTCCATCTTCTCTTGCAATTTCTTCAGGAGTAGCCAACTTAGCAATGCCGTGAGCTGTTTTTGTTATGTCGTAATCCATAGTAATCTCCTCCCTACTCAAAGAATATAGAAGGTTAAAAACAAAAAGAACTTGTAGTACCATTTACTAGTACTACAAGTTCACTGAATTCAACCATTAGTGTTCGGAAGTTCTGGATCCGAAACTTGGTCGATTGTCAACTCGCCTGTATCCCTTCTGCGTCTTGTATATCTGTTATTTTCTGGAGCTAGTGAAATTGCATCTCCCCATGTAGCCATCGGAGGATTAACTGCAGGCTTCGGAGTAATAACTGTATCAGCTTTATCATTGGTGTATACGCGGGGCGTGAAGGACTGTTCAAGATGCCTATCAAGCCGGAGATTAAATAATGGCATATCTTGGTTCTTAAGGTAGTTATCAGGATATGTTATGTTCACGTCTTGGGGCCCATACCCCATACTGAATATTGGATCTGGTGTTTCAAGCGAAGGCAGCAAAGCTTTAACTGTATGCTCGTTATTACACAGCTGCAACGAATATAATGATCTGTAACCAGGATTGATAAAACCGGCTAAGGGCTCTTTTTCATATTTCATGTTACGATAGTAAACAGGTTTGCGGTTTTCTGGTTCAAGTTTATCATCGAGTGTTGTGACAACTTGACCGCCTTCGCCAACAAATCTCTGCATACTTGCGTAATCGGCTCGTCTGTAATGAGCAATAAATGCAGGTCCTGGAACAATGTTGCCATCGTTGAGATTAGTTAATCTTGCATCAACAGAAACTTTTGTACGAGCATTGACAACTACACCTGCATGAGTGAAGCAGTACATGCCCAAGGGTCTTACATATTCGAGGCAAACATCTGTAGGCGTTTTTTCTGCAAAATAAACTATATCAACAAAACCTAATTCGGGATGAGATGCAATGCTAACTGAATTAGTAGGAATTGATGTATCTTCTAATCTTTCTGCAAGTGCAGGATTCTCTTTAGCATAGTCATCTAAGTTAAGCTGAGCTAAATTCATTTCGGCTGCTAATGAAATGCCTGTATATGAGCCTCGATACATTATCAACGTTGCAAAGTAGAGTATAACAAGTCGGTTGAATGCAACAGAAGCCCGTTCGTCGTACTTGTAACCGCAAGTATCGGCAAGTAGCCAAAGGAGGTCTGTAGGGCATCTTAACGGATCGAGCAGGTCAATGAGGTTATCTGTTTTGTTCTGCACTTCCCCGAAGCACATATCAATCCAGCGCAAGAAAAATCTGAAATCCGCGCTTTGTTTGTAGACTTCCGGTACAGGGATATCTGAAATAGTCATTATTCAGCCTCCTTAATCTAAAATACATGTAGGTGCAATTATAAGCGTATCTGATGTAGATATTGTAGGAACGTACCTTGCGAATGATACTAAGTTAAAGAATTCTACGTCACAATTTATCCACTCAATGACATTAACTAATGTGTTACCTGCGTCAAAGTATGAAATTCGTTCATCAGCATTTTGAACAACATCGACAACTTCCATTACAGTAGGCAACATGCCATAATCTCTGTTTGCAGGCGCAAAGTAGAGAGCTAATTTTTCTTTAGCTCTTGCAATAATTTCGGAACCAACATCCTTGCTTACAGGGCGTGTTGTATATATTTTACCAATAACTGTAAAATTAAATAATCTAGTATATCCGAACTGAAGGTCAACTGACATAGCACCCAATGGTTTGTAATCGCTGTTAATACGATCTAGAAATTCTGAGGGAGCTTTATACCTAATGAAGTTTGGCGTGTTTTTAAAATAAGCTGTGCTTATTTGTCCTTGTCCATACGAGCTGTTCTGGAAATCATTATGAATGCAGAATGTCATGGCAGTATATCTTTGGAAGTTGGTTGCAAAAACGAATTTTTGAGGATCGGCGGGGTCAAATCCGAGATTAAGTATGTTGGCCCAATCAAAGTCATTAGCCCCTGCGGGGAAATCATTATTGGTGATGTATCTTTTAGATTTTTGCAAATCTGTTAAAGATGAATCCTCATAAACTGATATGTTGTACTCTAGTGCTTTCTGACAATCAATTACAATACCAGTATCTACTCCAGGCTCTCTATTTATGAACTTATTGTAGTCTGATAAAGTAATTAAGCTATTCCACGTATTGATGTAGTTACGACTATTCAGATATGCTTCGTGAGCAGTTTCCGGACTTGCACCTGTTACTGTATAGGTATGAGGCAATTCTACTGTATTAGCAAGATTAGAAACTGTAATATCGCCAGATTCGTATGAAACATTATTAATTCCAGCTCCCGTTTTAGCCCAAATTAGGTTAGTCAATACATCTTCACCGACGGATCCGATAACACCGGAACAATCTATCCAGTAAACAATTAAGTAGTTATTTGCATAATTTTCGAGCTGGTTGAGATAATTACTTATTGTAACTTGTGCATTTGAATAGTTATCATATGTAACTGCAAAAAGTGGTTCAGGAGAATTAAATTCAGCAACGCTAGCTACCTGACGCCATCTTGTAGTTAAGAAATCGTCATCGCCTAAATTAGCTTTGGCCTTGACCCAAACAGCAGTTGTATCAACATGCTGAGAAGGTAGATTTATGATGTAGTTATTAGCTTTAACATCTTCAACGTTCACGTTAAAACTTCTCAACTCGCCTTCAATAGCAACTCGTGTACAGGACTCGCCCGGTTTGAGTGTAACGGCATCTTCTTGTTCAAATACATCAATTTCGGACGTAACAATATAACGGCTGCTTCTGGACTGTGCATCAGAATAACTTGACGTCATCGGAAGGATGTTGTATGTAATGATTCGTTCCGTATTTGTTATATCCATGTATGCGTTCAACGTACAGAAGTTTGATCCGTTGAACCCAAAATCCACTTTAATTGTCTGCGACGTTGCATTAGTAAATGTACATTCTGTTCTACCTGCAATGTAAAATCCTAAATCGTATCCGAATAAAGAGAATATCTTTTCTGCATTCTTTCGCTGCGACACTGTAGATGCATAAATCTCGTTAGCCTGTATGTCCAAATTTACACTCAAAAGATCAGCTGCAGCAGCAACAAACTTAGCAAGAACTACACCTGGATCAGAATCACTTTCACCATCCCATAATTCGGTTAGTGTCGGAATAGCACTTTGAAAATCTTTAAGAATTGATTGATAATCTCGGCTAGTGTACTTAACTATCCCGTTTTGTACTGAATTGTCTGCCATTCTACTGAGTACCTCCTAAATCATTTTCGGTCAGATCAAATGTTATTGTCTGCATATATCTAGTTTTAAGTGTTACAGTCAGCTCTAGTTTATTATTGGCCTGAATAGACGTCCCTGAACTAGATTGTCCTGTATAGTTAAGCCCTCGAGTTACTGTTGTATCTTCGGGAATAACAGCGGGCTCCCAGATTCGCAATTGTTCTATTAATCTGTCCTTAATTATTGCAATTGTATTATCATTGTTATATGTAAATAGATAACGTTTCAATCCTACACCAAAATTCGGTGTCATAAATAATTCTGTAGGCTCAGTAAGCATGAGAAGTTTAACTCTATTTACAATTGAAGCGGTGTCATTATATAAACTAACTCTATTTCGAGCTACATCAAACATGTTAGGCCATGACCATGAACTGCAAACCATGTCTATCCTCCTTAACTAATTCTTGCACCATTGTGAAAGTTTCCGCCCGTGAGCCCTATAACTAGAAATTCGCTACTTTTTACTTCTGCAACACGCTGCAATGCTACAACATCACCTTCAGCGGGCATAGAGGGAAGCAGTACTGAAGTTATCCAGGGCAGATCTTTATCCCGGACATATGTTCCTTTTGTGGATTGCTGTTGGTACGGACCGTGAATTGCTGGAATCCTAACCTGTACTTTAAGTGTACCGTCGCCATCATATGTGTAATCTTTAGCAAAACCGTATACAATCATAATACTTTTTGACCTCCGAAGAAAAGATTCCAGAGAGCACTAGCCCATCCAGACATAACTTGATATGTAGCAACTTCAGTTGTAAGCAGGTCTTGTTCTGAACGAGTTGCGGGTTGGTAGTTAGTACTTGGATTCTTTCCTTGTTTTGTGTTTGTATTAGCAGTCTTCATAGGGCCTGCTTCTAATACAAAATAATCTAGAAATAATCTAGTAGCTCGGAAAGCACCTCCAATATCTCTTCCTACTTTCTTAATACTTGACCAGCCAATATTGAGCGTAGAATTAGTAGTTGCTTCCTTGAAGATGAATTGAATCTGGCCTTGTGGATTATTCTTCCATTTACCAGATGTAGTCCTCTGTGCACAGAACTGCTTCATTTCTGTGCAACGCTGCCTAAGTTTCTTATCCGAAGGATTAGCCCAATGGATCAAACCTGCACCTTTTGTTTTATCGTCAGTAGAATTAGGGTCAAATGCCGAAATGTGATACATATTTGCCATTACACCAATGCAAGCTGCGGGGTTGTTTAGTTCGGCGTTGAGCCAATTGTATATATTCTTTATTGCAGTTGTAAGTACTATTTTCTGGTTAAAAGTGACATTTACTGTATTGACCTGATCAATCCGACTTGCAGTTGCTGTTCCGTTTAATCCCGTTCCTGTGATGGATACCGCTGAATTGTTAGCTATCCATTCTTGAGGTAAATTCATGACCTGTGCATCAGATTGAGTAGCGACTGTTCCACCTGGCTGAGATGCTAATTCGTTAGAGCCCATTGAAGCAACTCCTGATTTGCTTCCTTGAACAGTAATGCTAGGATCAACCGTGTTGCCAACACTGTCACTTACAAGGGATATTGTGCTAATTTTATCATCTTGATAAACTGATTTAACTGAATTGTTCCACAAGTCAACTACTAGATTAGCGTCTGTTGCAGCAGATGATGCAACTTCTGCGAATGCTGTGTAAAGATTGGCAAGCATGCCAGTATAATTGATAGCACATAGCTTCATCCCCGATGATTTTATAGAAGGTTCAAATCCCTTCTTTGTCAATTTCACGTATCGCAAATCTCGTACAGCAGCATCTTCTAAAGCTGTGCCTTCTGTATAAAGGCCTTCTATTGTATTAAATTTATTCAACGATTCAGTTGTACCGTCAACTGATTCCCAATCAGGCCTATATATGCCAGAAAATGAATTACTAGATGTTGAATACTTTTTAGACTTAACCTTGCCGGACATGTCCCCCATTACAACAGTGAATGAATAGTTTGTCCCTTGATTAGTACCTGCAGCTGTACCGCTTGCCCCACCTACTTCTACAATAATTCCAGCTTTGTCAGCAGCATATCGGTTCATTCTATCTGGAAATGTGCTGTTTCTAAACAATGCAATATCTCCCGGTTTAGGTTCTGGAAACTTACTAGATTGGGGACCGTCATACCACTTGCCCATTCCACGAAGATACCCTACACGACCGATGTCAGAACAGCTAGTTGTATTCGGAATAATAACATTAACTAAGCCGCCTGCCTTATGTGCAACTGCTAATATAAATGCAGCTGACCATGCAGAATTTGCAGTCTTTAATCCTGTATACTGTTCAGTAAAATCTCCGCTTGTATTTATCTGCTCTTTTGCAATCTCGACAAAAGTATCTAGTGCGGACTGAGATTCGGTAATCAAGCTAACTGCAGGATTATGAATGAATCCCTGAAAAACATATTCATACTTACCATCACCATTCAAGTCCATGTTCCAGTTACGGTTGTCTTTTGTCTTTTCAACATAGGAGAAAGCCCCTGTTTTAGGGTCACGTTGCGAAACCCAGATAGTCCCTGAATTAGTATCAATTTTTTCTACAATACATACCCAACCTGGGTCTGTTGGATCATATGCATTAGTGTAGCACATAACAGCCCCGAGTGCAGGAGCAATTTCTCGTCTGTAGCCGTCTTCTTTATACAGATACCATTTACGAGCTTCTTGCTGATACAAACTGCAAACCGATTGCATTATTTCACTAAATCTTCCCCATGCATACGAGCCATTCGGATTGACTCCATAATTCTGAGAATAAAATACAGAAGTTTCACTGGGTGCAGTTTTCCGCGATGCAAATCGATACTGATTGCCAAATTGGTCTACATATTGAGATATGTTGAACGAAAGCGTTCCATCCTCATCTGCATATAGAACAGAACTGGGCATGTTAAGATTGCCACCAGTCCATGTACCTACAATTGTTTCATCGGGCATTCCTTCACGAGGGTGACCGGCAACGATCATAGCAACATGTCCGTCTTTGGCAATAATGTCTCCATTGTATGGCAAATTGTCTGCAGACACATTATACATGGATATGCCTTTCATAAAGTGTCCTGTTTTAACTAATGCAGACCCAATGCTTCTACTATCTTTTGCACCAAAATTAATTCCAGTTGCAATATACGCACAATACGAACCTAAACTAGAACAGTCACAGTTTATAGGAACAGTAGTATCAACACCGTAACGAAAAATACCAGTTCGATTTGTAGCTGGGTCGCTACTATTATACGACTGGCTATACCCGATATTAGGATTATTGCATGCTTTGATAGCAACGTCAGCAACAATAGCTGCTTCCGCAGGGTCTATTGGACGATATATGATATAATCTCCATGAGCAGCTCTGCTATAGTATCTAACAAACTCTGCAACTGTACGACGAGTTAGTCTGACCTCGCCATCATAGTCTGTAGTTGCATCAGGATGCTTCTGATCACCCTTCTTACCTGTGTCCTTTGCAGCGCCTGATTCGGGGGTCCAAGCTTCTCCGACAGTAATGTGCGTAACAACAGGCGGAGTATATACTACAGGTGTATTTGTATCTTGTAATTCGTATTGTGCTTCTGCCATATTTACTCCTCTTTATTGAACCAATTTTTCTTATAGACTCTAAATGATTTGACGGGGCTCTTCCAATCCTCTTGCTTATCTGAACAATCACCTGAACGCCTTACTGTGGGGTTGAGGACACCTTCCCTGTTAACAACAATAAATTCACTGCAGCAATATGGTTTAGTAGCAACAGAAAAAATATGAGTTGTTTCGTCAGTTCGTGAATTGGGCTTCCCATGCCCCATTATACATTCAATTACAGTACCATTTTCTAATGTAATATCAATGTAAGTTCCAACTGTGTTGCAAACACCGCTGCCGACAGCAACAAGATACCTGTTATCTAACATTCGAAATCCATCACTGTCTGTAACCACTTCGTCAGCATGTGTTATATCATAAGCTTGCCCATCGCTCCTGTCTAATGAAGTATAACTTTCCCATTTCTTAAATCCAGTATAGTTAGATGTTTTAGGAACATCTATATCTTGATAATTGGCAGATTGTCGTTTTGTAGCTTCGCTTACATCCTCCCCGTTAGTTGCGCCTGCTTTTGGATTCTTATCGGGTAACGCTACCTTATTTTCTGTTTCTACTGAAGTTTCCGTAGGAGCAGTTGAATCATCAGCTAAGTCCTCGTCAATAACTAGTGTCGACGAATCGTCTTCATCTGCAATTTCTAATGCTCTAGCACTTTGATTGGACAGATCGTTCAGCTTAAAGAACGACGGCGTAAGTATCTCTTCATCAGGACAGACACTGTCAGTCATTTCACCTTCAAGCCACAATGGCATATATGCACACTGCTTTGGCCATCCGATTTTTGTGCATTGTTTCTTTGTTGCATATAGTCCGCACTTAGATTTCAACCCCCACTGAACAAAGTACTTGTACCACTCATCTACTAAAGTTTGTGCTGTAGAGGACTTAACACTAAATGCGCAATGAAGCCATACGCCAAGTTTCGGGGGATACTTTGTAACTACATAGTAGAACCAACTGGCTTCTTCTTTTACTTCAGCTACAGTTCTGGCTCGAGTTGTGTAGAAATAAGCATGAGGAACACCTGCAGCACGTGCTTCTTCTGTTTGTTTATAAACATTATCTGTTCTATATTGAACAATCTGATGAGATGAGTTGTATCTCTCTCCGGCATCTATAAATGTGCCAACTACACCCAAATGACGGAGAGCTACATAGTCAATTCCTAATGTAGTTCGATGCGGCTGAACTACATAGGGTTTTATCGATTTAATTGCAACCGTACTTTGAATTTTAAGGGCCTCTGCTTGTGAGCTTGCAAGACGGGACGATACTTGTCTGTAATTAGTTCCGGTCTGTACATTTATTGTACGTGTCACTGTATGTGCAAGGTCTTGCAATTTCTTTGTCAAATAAGGACCCGGACATCCTACTTTAGGATTGAAATAGCTATGTAAAGTTAAGCTATCTTCCGGAGATTTACGATAGATTAACTCGAAGATGAAGTTTCGTCTGCAGATGTCTTCGCATAATTTAACCAATGCAGCATAGCATTCATCCGAAATTTCATAATTTGGTTCAAGTGTCGAATTCATGCAGACGATGTTAACAGCAACACTGTCATTTGCAGTACTATTTGATGAATTTGTCCACATTATTTCGTCAACGAAAAGCCCGATAACACCATCCGAATCTATTCCGTAATTGTAACATTGTGTTGTAGACGTATTCATAAGTTGTGCAAGCGTGTATATATCTCCTAAGGCCTTTGCGGAATGGACAGTTATTTTAGTTATTTGACCTGTTCTAACATTTGCGTTTGCACTTGAGATCCTATTAACATATGTTACCAGACTTGAATTATATCGTGTCTGTGTTACTGTAGATGTTATTGCTGTCTGCTGCGCTTCTCCCGAACCCGTAACTTCTGTAGAAGACGAATCATATGCAACATGAAAGCACCATGAAATAAATGAAGCATTCCATGTCTTGCCATTAATATCCATCCACTTACCATATTTAGTGTAGTTGTTAGGTCCTGGATCTGCAGTTTTATTATTGAGGTACTTTTTTGACTGCTTGCCAACATATCCCACTTCGACAATTGCTGCATTTATTACAGCCTCCGCTTTATTCTTGGATGTGTATTTAGGAGTGCCATAACTCATTATCCTGTCATAGGCCTTGCTATAAGATTTTGTGGCAACGACAGCAACAATGCCTGAAGGTACATCTCCTTCAACAGTGTAAATCATGTTACCGTCTACTTTATAAATGAGCCCTACATGTGTTGCTTTAGGCGCATCTGGATCGGCAAAGAAAACAAGGTTGCCTACGGCAGCAGATCGTGCAACAGGACAAGCCTGTCGTAACTTTTCGCAAGAAGCTGAATATAACCCTAAAATTTTCTTGCCGTAATCAGCCATATGCTCCTCCTTAAATAATTTGTGCACCTTCAATGTAGGTAGTTGAATTATCTATACTTGTCGGCCCCCATTCTAGCAGCTGATTTGCAGTCATAGCAACTTTATCTTCAGGACGTAAGTTAGCGTACTTGATACTTACTTCATTAGTAGGGACGTAAGAGCCGTTCAATATATCTAATGGATTTTGTTTGAAATAAATTTTATTTTCTATGCGTACAGGATAGATACTATCCCCTTTCCATTGAGTACAGTACTCAAACTGAAGTCCTGTACGTGCATAAGCTGTTCCGATATACTGCCCCTTCAACGCTGAACTATTGCTCCAATACTGTATATTTTCTAGATTGCAGTATCGAATTATCTCATGATTGGATACTGCAATGGTTACTGTTCCCATCTTTTTGTAGTAACCTAAAAACAGCACTGTTCCTGGAAACAGATTGTATACTTTCTTTGCTCCAGAAATAGTGGCTGTGTATGTTTTAGGATTGGCCTTTTTAAGGTCGTCTTCGTTATTCAGTTTACATGTTGTAGTTCCCGTGAGGGCTTTCATAACGTCGACATTCACAGTTTGAAGTCTCCTTTGCGATTAAGCTAACATCTGTATATCATTCCAAGTAGGGTACATTGCCCCAAAATCAACTTTACCTGTTGAGATTACATTAGGTGTTTGAGAAAAATCGGTTGTTCTTCCCCTATCAGATCCAGAAATATAAATACCTATTCCAGCTGCTGTCTGGTTTGCTGAACTAATTGACAATCTCTGCAGAGTAAGTGTTGTTACAAATGTTGTATTGATAGAATGTGAAACTTGTTTTATGTTATAAATTCCGGATACAGGTGATAATGTGTTGCCAGACATAATAACTAATGATACAGGTTCGCAAATTGTATATCCACGAGTGGCTCCTGGTATCGTAACAGTGAACTGGCCGCTGAACTGAGTTGCTAACGCATTTATGTCATTGATGATATTTGCGGTTTGATAAACTTCTTCTAGCGAATTAGACCAACTGTTAGTGACGGTTGAGTTGTTAATGATAGTTTGACCTGAACCGTCGAGTGTAAATCCTAACGTAGCAAAATTCATATCTGACATGTTATAGGCAACGCCATCATATGAACCCGAAATTGTAAGAATGTTGCTATCAGGTGTTCCATATTTAAGTACACGTTGATCTTGAGATGATAAAATTGTTGAGGTGCACTTGTAGTGGATTACTCCTGGCTGTGTCATTGTAGGCTCATCAACCCAATAAGAAAATGTAGACGATTGCGGAGTGTTATCAGTCAAACTGGGTTTCAGATTTTCTCGAAGAGTTGCAGTAGATGCGTTGTTAATATACATTGGAAGTAACTTTGACCCCCCAATAAGGCCTGCAGCATCTCTTGATGTATTGTATGATTTCGACAGTGTAAGTAAGCCAGGAAACGAGTTAAATTCGTCCTCTCCAGTCTTTTCACCTCTAACATAAGAAGTAAAGCTAGTAGTCATTGCGCTATGACTTACAAGGGTAGGCGAATCACAATGATCAATATCTAACTGGTAGTAGTTATCTGCCTTTATACCTTTTGCAAGAGCTTCAACAACAGCAGAGGGCTGAACAAATCCAGTTAAAGCAGGAATATTCAAAACCGGCATATTTGTCTTCATTATCTGCGAAGCATATCCAGTTAAACTATATTGCATAAATCTGCCTGTAGTTTTAACTGAATACTTCAATGTCCACCCTTGATATGACACGTAGGAATCAACACCACCAGACGCTTCATCTATCCACCCAAATAAGAACGAAACTGGAATTCCGCTTGCATTATTGTAGCCTGCAGATGATTGAGCTGCAGAGTAGATTAATGCCTCAAATGCTGCAACATTAACTAATCGGCTTGAATCACCTCCGACAGTTATGTTAAGTTCCCAACTTGTGTAACTATCTGTTTCTGAATTGTTAAGGACAAGAGAGGCGAACGGACTAGGAATTTTTAGTCCGTACTGAGTAATTGAAACACCTGCAAGTGTAAATGAACAGAAAGGTTGTTTTTTCAACTAGCACACCTCCTATTCGCTACCCAAATTCAACTTGTATGCGCTGACAGGAGCAAGAATTCCACCTTTTTCAAACAATGACGTAATTGTTCTAGGAATGGCGAGTCGAGTTCCTTCTAATACTGTGAATCCATCTGATATCCTATTTATATAGGCGATAATCCAAGCGTATGTAGCCGACCCCAATTGTTCTTGGGATATAAGATCAAGCCTGTTCTCACGGTTAGCAGGCACTACATAGTAATGGAGATCGTTTGCATCGGGAATAGGATTGACTGTTTCTAATGCAATGAATCTATCTGGCGATTGACCCTGATGTACAACTTGTCGAAGAGCTCGATATCGCGAAATATGTTTGTAATCAACACAGTATGAATACTGAATAGGGTCACGAGCTACTTCTTTATATGGCCTGAATGTATCAGGAAACTTCATCTTACTTTTCCTCCAATCAACCGATCAATCCGAATTTACTTACAGTGTCAATGTTAAGCTCTACTTCTGATACTTCCTGTATTGTTAAAGACAATTCAAATTCAAGATAGTATCCATCTTGTCCTATAGGACCCGTCCATCTTGTTCTGCACTGAGTTAATACGCCGGAAATAAACAATGCTCCGTTGATATAGATACGGATCTGCGGAGCAAGTACAGCAGACCCACTGTATCTAGGAAATGTATTAGCTTCACAGAATCTAACTAATTCATTTGCTTTTCCGTCCAGGTGATTTCCCGACCACATGTCTCTGTGTAAATGGAATGTCAATGACTGTTCCCTTGGGCCTGAACTTTGATATACAATCCAGGGTTCGAACTGATATATGATATCTGGCATTGTTGAATAATTGGCCTGTCTGCCTACTTCGAGTTCTTCTGGATAAGCAGGAATGTCCATAACTGTTCCAAGTAGCGAAGAATATATTTGAATTTTTCCCCAAGGCAGATTAGCTGCAATCGGATTAACTCCTCCGCTACCTTTACCGCTTGACCCAAGTTGGGAATCTATAATACCACGATTAACTGCAGGCGACGTATTAATTGTGTTGAATATGCCGGGATTGATTGCTCCGGTTGTTTTTAAATCAGTCATTACAGCTCTATATGTTGTAGAATCAACGGAAAGTTGTGTGCTAGTCGAAGATGACACATTACTTACTGTTCCTGTTACGGATGACATATTATTACTTCCTGAATAGCTGCCAGTGCCCACAGCAGACATTGATTGTGTTCGGCCAATGCTACTGTTATATCCGCTACTATTCGAACCTCCTCGGCCAGCCGATGACCCTGTTGCAGCTGCACTGCTTTGTGTATCAGTTCGCCCACCAAACTTAGCAGATGCCGAACGACCGGAAGAACTGCCCGAAGTGGTCACACCAGAACCTATAACTGATGTATTACTAACAGCATCTCCGATAACTCTTGCAGAATTAGGTAACACAATTGTTTCCGGAACACGTAAAGCATCTTTAAACGAACCTAATGAGGAAAATATTTTCCATTCGTCTTCGTCCATCAAACAAGCTTTTTCAAAAGTGTCCTCACTTCCCGTTAATGAGTTCAAGAGTGCTGTTTTTCTAGTTGAAGTCACTTCAGGTAAGCCAGAGTGAATTAAAGCATTGCACTTTTCATCCCACTGCTTGCCAATCTTAGGAGAACGTTCAAGACCGTTTTCTGCAAGAAGCGCATCGATGTTTTGCGAACCTACTATTTTACTTATAGATGTTAATGTATCAGATTTATCTATGAGTAAATACTGCATCTTAACTCCCTCCTAATTAAGTATTTATCATTATATTGGCCTGGTCAAGTCTTAAACATTTAGTAACATGAGTCTCCCCGAACATTGTCGGAGGTCTATGACTGTATTTCGAAGGCTGTTTCTGAATCCATTTTGTACTAATTTCGTAGCATTTCTGTGCAACTTCTGGGGTAAATTCAGGACCTCCTAATACTGTATCCATGCCCGCCAGATCTGTCAAATAAGCAATATCATCCTCATTTGAGTCGAACGTAATTGGACGCATTATCATGTATGAATAAATCCAATCAGGCAACGTATCTAGTTGGCCTTCTCGAAATTGACGTATCTTTTCAGCTATATATTCTTTGAGCTTGCCATACGCTTCCTCAAGCTCTACACATGGGCAAGGATAGAAATCACTGAAGAACCCGTCAGGTTTGAGAAATGCGTCAAACATTTCGTCATCGGTGATTAGGTAGTAAGGATAGCCAGGAAGGTATCCCATATTACTGTACATCCTTTTAATTGTATCATGAATGAACATTGTTCAACCCTCCTTTCTTATCAAGTAATAGCGCCGCCGCTGAATACATGATATGAATCGGGCTCCCAAACACTTATAGATGTTTGATCTATTGTTGTAGGAATAAGTGTTGTTGTCGAATGGAATGCAACTGTACCAGCAATAGTAACAGTAACATTTGGAACATAAACATTTGTTGCAAGAGTAAATGAATTGTTTGTAACATACCAAGTATCGTCTGAAAGGTACGCAGAAGTAAATGTTCCGGTTACTTTGAGCACTCTAGTTAAACAAGCAGGAGGATAAACAAGATTGGTTCCTTGAGGAAGAATGAATTCTCCAACAATTATTTTGTCTCCCGGCAGAACATTATCTGTTGAATTATTTGCTGCAAGTACTTCACAACCGATTATGTCGCTTGTTCCAGAAAAAGTTATGCTTTTCAGCGCTACTAAATAGTTATTATCATTTGCAGCTGTACCTTGTTCTTTCCAATAATTGATATCAGACGAAATTATCTGTGCATCTAATTCGCTAACAGTCATTCCGTTAACAAGTAATGCAGGATCTTCTGAGCTGAACTGTTCATACCATAATCTTAAATCTCGGAATCCTGTGAATGAACCGTATGTATCAGTGTCACGAACGCAAGTTCTAACATATTGCATGACTATGGGATCATAGTAGAGATTTGTTCTAAATATGTTTATAACAGGTGTACCTGCAATGCTCGGATCTATCATAAGTTTTTCGCAATCACTTATGTTAAGTGTTACTTTTGTTGTTGCATTTCCTTGTATATGCAAACAAATTGCTGTGTTGAACCTAGAATCTACTCCTGCCAATTCAAGCGTAATCGGATCTTCTGCAGCGGGTAGCGGTAAGTAAATATGCAGTAGTGGACTAGATACCCCATGGGAAGTTGTGGTTGGAAATGCTACTCTATCATTGATGTATTCGGAAATATACGATTGAATTTCATCACCGTCTTCTAGTGTAGGAATAGTTAAATCTGCGCCTATCTGATATGCAAGAGTTCCTGAACGAAGTAACTGATAATCAGTTAATACAAGATGACCTGTGTCATCAAGATGAACGTATCCGAAGTCAACTGCGTCTGGTGAAATATCCCTAAAACCGCCAATTGTTTCTTCTGTTGCAAGACTTATTGAACCGGTAACTACAACTGCATCTGACCAAATTCTAGGCCCGCTAGTAAGTACTGCATAATAATAATCTGTGTACGCGTAAGTAGCCGAATCCTCTATAAAGTATCTTATCTTGAAGTAGTCTTGCCATATATTTGTTGATGCGTTACCGGGAGTGCCAAGCATTGTATCATCTTCCGAAAAGAATGTAGGATAATATTCGGGAGCTTGTGTTTCGGGCCGAGATTGACCTGAAGATTCATACCACAACTGGCCAGCAAGCTGAACACCTTTAATGTTAGAAGGAATTTCGGCTTCATTATTAACATCACCATCAACCTGAGTAACATACTTAATTGTAAGGACTTGTCCAGGAAGAACTACATACATTGTAGAAGGGGCTGAGGTTGTATCGCTTTCTGCTTCTATGTATGCAACATCTTGGCCTACTAAGATGTAATCTCCGTTTGACCACGCGTCATTAATAGGAGGTAACTCATCTTCGGGTTCACGACGATCTATGTATTCAATCTGTTTACCATGCAAAAATGTACGGAAATTGCTTACTTGGGTTGCGATATCTTTAATTTGTCTAGTATACTCTCTATTAACAAGACCGACTGAATTGTCTGCATAACTAGCTGTAGGAAGCGGGATGATCTTTGAAGCGTAGTATTCAGGATTACCATAATCATCTGTCATGCCTTCAACTTGTTTATGAGGCAAGACA